AGTAGACATGTATAAAATAGGCTTTATCTGGCTCTGGCTTAAACCAATCTTCTAGTCTTCCAAAGTTATCTACAGCCAAGTGACCTTTATTAAAAGCCTTCTCTATTTTTTCTCTAGATTTAAAAAATGCATCTACTGCGTCAGAAGGCATGCAGGCAAATCTACCTAGGGCATCTGGTGCATTTTTATGAAATGCAACAGTAAAGTCTGTTATTTTTTTCGTTGGGTTCACTTCCCATGTTGGTCTTTTTAATGCAAATACTCTTGGGTAAACGTATGAGACTATATGATCTTCTTCCCATGCTACCTCAAACTCATTCCCTTCTGTACCATCTGGTAGGTCTTGATCTAATTTTAATATCTCTGTTCTGATAACTGTTTCTTTTTCAGCTATAACAGACTCATAAAATTTTTGTATAGGGTCGTTTTTAAATCTAGGGAAGGATAGCAAAATTACCTTCCCTACATCTGGAAAACGTGAATCAACAGAAGCCCTGTACATATCATAGATAGCATCTGCAGTCTTTGCTTGATCGTGACCACTGGTATTTTCTGTTGCAAATCCAGAAATTTCATCTAGGATAACTACAAGCACGTTGTACCCCTCCCAAGCTTCTCTTTCTGAGTGACCTGAGTGCACTGTAATTGATTTATCAAATTTAATTTCTGATGCCTTGTCCGTATACCTGCCAGCAAACCACGGAGACACTTCTATTCTCATCTTAAATCCTTTAAAGAAAACATTGTTTGCTTGCTGAGAGTTTATAGCAATATTTAAAATATCAATTGCATCTCTTGGGGGCTTTCCATAATACGCTGCTGGATCCTTTAAGCATAATAACAAATGCACTATGTATGCAACTGCAATGGTAGAAGAATAATCTTTTCCAGATCCCTTTCCTAGCTGTGCAATAACTTCAACACAGGTTTGCTTAAACATTTTTTTGCCTAATTCTTCTCCGTATAACTTTATTAAAGTAGACTCTTTGTATATCTGAGAGCTTCTTTCTATAAGAGTATATTGATTTTCTGAAAGAGGTGGCAAGCCAAGGTAGTCTGGGCTTGTAACAAAAGTCCGTAGGTCGGCTGGCTTTTCTTCAAACTCATCGCCATCCAATATCTCTATAAATTCTGAAAAATCAAGTGACATCTTTGTATCCTTTAGGAACCTTTATCATATTAAAAAGATGGCTTGAATGAGAATATCTTATATCGCTTTTTACTACTTGCACCTGATGCTTACAGTGCTCTTGCGAGCTGTGTATTACAAGATCACCAGCTTTAGGATAATATGTTACGTCTTGGTTAGAATAGTATATCTCTCCGCCTTCAAAATCATTTAAATACATTATTAATCCAGCAATACTATTTTCTACTAGATCAAAATCTTCGTCTTCTTTTAAATTTTCATTGGCTTTAATGACATCTAAAAAATCAAAGTTGTCTGTGTGATGCGGTCCTACCCAGCCCCTTTTCATTCTTGTTGCTGATAAAGAACTGCCAAGATATACATCTGAATCAAGTATTTCGGTAAGTCTTTTGTTTATTGATATAAAATTTTCTATTGGCACATGTGCGGTTTCTGCGCCTTGGCTTCCTTCATTAAAATATCCAACCCACTTTTCTTCAGGAATATCTCTAATCTTTTGTAATATATCAAGTCTTTCTTTTTCAGAAATAAAATTAGGATATACGTATATGTCTTTACCTAAACTAATTGATCCATCTAAATTAAGCATCAGAAGCCTCTTGAGAAATAATAATTGGCTCCACTATTCCAGTAATTTGAGACAGCCTTTTAGCAACCTCTATCTTACAGTGATTACAGTTAGAGGTAACTTCTTTTAGTATGCTAACAAGCATCTCTTGTTTTCTTTCATTCTCTAATATTTGCGAAGCTATTTCATTATTTTCGAGAACTCCTACCGCCTGAAGCATTGCAATTCTTTTTCCTTCAATATCTGCAATTAATTTTAATGTGCCAGACTTTACATTAAGCTGTCCTTGAGTATCCGCATCCTCAACCGTCTTCCAGGCCTCTTTAATTAATATGTCATAATGTTGATCTGCCCCCATAAGAGCTTCTCTGGCACGGTCTCTTACATTGGTATCATTGTGAACTACTGACTTCCACTCATCAATATATTCTAGGACATCTTTCCTGGTCATGCCAGTTATTGTGGCAATCTGGGTGGCTGAGTTTCCTTTTAGTAGCTCTGAAACAACCTTATTCATCTTGTCAAAGTGTATTGATGGCTCTATTTCTGTCATTAAATTATTATACTTCTAGTCAACTAAAATGTCAATTAGCGCTTAACCTTTATTCCAAATTTATCTATATATCTTTGAATTGTCATGGCTGAAACATTACATTCCTTTGCTATTTCAACTATATTCTTTTTTTGAATAATATATCTATTGTATAGCCAGCCCTTATCTTGATAAAGTTTCATCTTTTTGTTAGCTCCTTATTTGCATAGTGTGCAATCCCAAATGAGTCAGCTACATCAAAATCATAAAGTGATAGACTATACTTTATATTAAAGTAATCTACAGTTCTTTGTTTTCTCATATTCCTTATATAATTTTTATACCATGAGTCTACATGTCCTGGGAATGCTATTCTCACTGCCTGCTTTTCTTCTTTTGTTGGGTTTTTATTGCCGATATAAGACTGCCAGGAAGTTGGAGATATGGTTATTACTTTAGCTCCAGTAGACATTAGCTCTGCTATAACGACTCCATAAACATAAGACAGCTTAATTACAGCATCAGGAGATCTTACAAGAACTGCGCCTTCAACTGCAATATAGTCTGCTTTTAATTCATCAAGCATGACACTCATTTTTACTTTAGCGTCATATATTTTTTCATAGATGTCTGTGCCAACTAGATTTATCTTGCCCCATTTTAGTGGCTGGTCGTTCTCCATTAAACAAAAAGCTATAGAGTTTGTAGAGGCATCTATGCCAAGAACCCTGGAAGCTTTTGATTTAACTAGACTAGCTAATGTCATCTATAATTCCCATTAAATCTTTCTTATATTTTGATTGCTTCATCTTATTACATCTTGCACAATAAGGCTGGTCATTGTATCTGCTTAATAGACCACTGCAGCCCTTACATTTTCTAGGAGCACCATTTTTTATTGCTTTTTTTTCGTAATACTTTTCCATGATTCTTTTATTTGTTGAAACTCTGCAGCACTCATCAGAACAATATTTTTGATTGTGTGTTTTAGATACAAAATCTTTACGGCATTCTGAGTTTAAACACACCATTATTTTACAACCTTCATGAGATCTATTGTTATAGATCCATGGTCTGCCTTTTTATCCCAACACTGCTTCTTGACTGGGCAATAAGTACATGGAAGTTTGTACTTTGTAGCCCCTTCTGGTCTAGTTGGAAGCTCCCCATTATTAAAGTTATCCCAAACATCCTTCATCCATTGAAAAGCATCTTCAATTATCTTTGTATTTTTTTCATTCATGGAGATAGGAATAATTAGTACCTCTTGGGTATTTTTATTTTCGTATAGAAAGAATCCTTCTTTAGCATTTTTGAGCTTCATGTATGTTAGTAGCTGTAACATGTGGTTTGGGGATGACTTCATTTCTGCCTGCCTAGTATCCCACACCTCTTGCTTTGCTGTCTTAATTTCACCAATTACAGTCTCGCCATCATACTCCATTATCAAGTCTATAAAGCCACGAATTGGTGGGTACTCGTTAATAATCTCTTCTTCTTCCGCCCTCCACTCAGGCATAGTCTTAATAAGATTCTGTAATCTTTCATGAGCCTGTGTACCCTGAGCCATATTAGCAACTGCAACTGCATCATTGTCGTCAATAAAAACTGCACCAGTAAATGCCATATACCAGTACCTTGGGCATGTTCCATGGCCGTACCCCAAAGAGCTTGGGCTGAATGATTTCTTTGTTGTGTCTCCATCTGGACGCTTAGTGTTTCTATAAGATTCGTCTAGCAGTTGTGCAAATTTTTCTGGGTCAAAGAAGTTGCCAGTATGCTTTTTAAATTTAAGGTTCTTTACAATATCTCTAGCCATTTATGAGTTGTACCTAACGACATACTTAAGTGCA